CGGCCTTCCGAGTCGCGAGCGATGATCTGCGGAGAGAAGCCTGATTTGCGCGCGGCCTCGACCACAATGGGGTTGTCCGCCGGGAGCGTCTGGCAGTACTCCGCAACGAACGCCCGGAACGACGTTGTGCCCAGCAGCGCGCCATTCTCCTTCAGGAACTCGAATTGGGCAAACAGATCCTGCGGACCTTGCGTCATCATCGTCCCGGAGGCGATCCGGCGAGAGGTCGCGAGCCTCCCCAGCTTGACAGTCTTCTTGGTCCGGGCCGCGCCGGGGTTCTTAATCCGACTCGACTCGTCCACGATCATTACCGCGTCGTGCGCCTTCAGGAACCGGGCCGCGATCTTGTAACCATTCGGCGTGTTCAGCGCGTCGATGTTGATTGCGAAGACAGCCAGCCAGCGGTCGTTCTTTCCCATCAACGCCTCCCAGTTCCGGGCGCGGCGCTTCCCGGCTCCCGACATGTAATAATCAGCGGCAACCGGGATCTCCAGATGCGTCGGGATTTCGCGACGGACCCAGTTGGTATGAACGCCCTTCGGAGCGATAACGAGAATGCCGGTTGCCCGCTTCTCTCTCCATTGGCGCTCCGCGTCTTCGAGCAACATCCACGTTTTCCCGGTGCCTTGCTCCGCTCCGAGCCCGAAGAACTCCGGGTTGGCCGCGAGGAGTTCGCCACCTACCTTCTGGTGGGCCATCGGTTCAGTTTTCATAGCTCGATCCTTTTTCAAACACCGTGTAGATTTCTTCCCAACTCGACGCAACGGACACGGCCGCGACTTCAGCTTGGGTCATTTCGTTCAACTCCTCCGAATGGTCGCAGTGGACGAGGTAAAGCCGCTTGCGGTCGTCCCTGATGAGAGTATAAACCGGGAGCCGAAAATGCCGGGCGGTGCTGTGCCAGTTCAGCTGACTTACCCGGAGCCCTTCGGAGCCCAGCAGACGGGTCGAAGCGCGCGCCGGGACCGTCGCAGCCTTTAGCTCGCACCAAGCCAAACGCGCCAGCGCACACACGAATACGTCCGGGATTCCCTCCCCAACGAGGTTCTCGATTCGCTCCAGCTCGATGTGGCGCGGCTTATTCCGTTTCAGGGAGTCCCAAACGCGCTGCTCTTTCTTCCTCATGTGAACATCTCCGGGTTGGTGAGGCACTTCACTTTGTCAACGATCATCATTGAAAAGTCTTTGAGCCAGCGGCCGCGAATCAGGAACCAGTCCTGTCCCTCCACAGCTCTGTCCGCGACGATCTCGCCGAAAGCGTCCCAGTTGCGCGGCCGTATCCGGCAAGTCACCGGCTTGCTCGTCGAGTCGTCGACCACGAACATGTCGAGGAAAAGCGTTTTGCCTTTCCGCACCTCGCCGCCTCGCTTGTTGATCAGGACGTTCTCGTTGTCGTCCCGGCGCGACTTCTTAACGAGGCGAGCCACCACACAGCCGTTCTCCTGGTCGTCGAGAGTTGTGAACTCCCGGACCCGGCCACGAATGTTGTACTGCTCCGGGTTGCGGTATACGTCCCCATACAGCGTGTGCGCTGGCCAGAGATCCTGATGCTTGACCTGCTTCGCGGCGAGGTCTTCCAGATCCTTTTCTGTCAGTCCGCCAGCGTCGCGCTTCTCAATATATTTGCGAGCCTTGACCGGGCCGATCCCGACGAGGTTTGTGTATCCACCATACACCTTCCCTTCCTTCGCCGTCCAGTTAGCTTCGGAGTGCTCCGGGTCGAACGGCTCATATGGGACGCCCTCCTTGACGAGTTCCCGGAGGATCTCCACAGCTTGCTCGTCGTCCTTCGCCGATCGGAGACACGCGGCCGCGTACTCAATCGGAAAGTATCGCTTCATGTAGGCGCACCAATACGAGATCATGGCATAACTCGTCGTGTGCGATTTGTTCATACCCCACGCGCCAAAGTTGTAGATCTCCTCCCAGATCCCGTGGGCGTCTTCGTCGGAGATCCCTTGCGCCCTCGCACCCTCTGCGAAGCGCGCGGCACGCTCGTTGAAGAACTCCTTGCCCTTACTCGCGCTCATCGCTTTCCGCACAATGCTGGTCTCCTCCCAGCTGAATTGCCCGATCTCCCGGACGATCCGCATGACCTGCTCTTGATACAGAACGACGCCCATTGTATCGGCGAGATAGGTTGACATCGACGGGTGTCTGTATGCGACCTCCTCGCGGCCAAGGTTCCGGTTGATGTAGGTGTTCGCCGCGCCACCACCGAGAGGGCCGGGCCGCGCCAAAGCTGTGACATGGTCGATCTTTTTGAACGAGGTAATTGGGATCTGGACCGATACCCGGCGCTGCGCGGCTCCCTCGAATTGGAACAGCCCTGAGAACTTTTCCTCATCGAAGATGCGGAGCACATCAGGGTCGTCGAAGCGCATCGCATACAATTCTTCGTTCGTGATACGGCCGGTATCCTCGATCACTCCGAGCGTCCGAAGGCCCAGCGCGTCGATCTTCAGGAGGTTGAGGTGCTCTGCGTCCTTCTTGTCGATCTGCGCAACGCCGTCCCGGACGGTACAGAACTCAACAACAGGCTCGTTGGCAACGATTATCCCGGCTGCGTGAACGCCGGAGTGGCTCGCGTGGTTCTCCAGCTCGCCGATCAGCTGGCCTTCGGGATACCGGGCCGCGAACTCCTGGCCGGGCTTCGTGTTCTCGATCGTATCCCGGAGCGCCTGACCGTAAAGCGAGGAGCCGGAGGAGTGCTCAACCAGCACGTTGAGGACGGCGAATGTGGACCCGGCTGGGATGCCCAGTTTCTTACCTGCGTGTGCCATGACCGATCGCGGCTTGAGCCGGTTCACCGATCCGATCTTTGCGACGTTCTCGACGCCGTACTTGTCCGCGAGGTAGTCAAAGACCATGTCGCGCTTTTTGTCGTTGAAGTCGATATCAATGTCAGGGAGGTCGTCCCGGTTGATGTCGATGAACCGCTCAAAAATAAGCTCGTGGACAATCGGGTCCACCTCTGTTATTCCGAGAAGGTAGCACACGAGAGAGCCCGCAGAGGAGCCGCGAGCCGGGCCCACAAGCATCTTCGTCTTCGCCCACTTTACCAGATCCGCGACCACAATAAAGTAACTTTCATAGTCCTTGTGCTTTATCACCTCCAACTCGCGTTCGAGGCGCTTCTGGTAAACGTCTGTCCACTCCGGGATAACGCCCTGCGCCAACCGATCCTCGCGGCCTTCCTCGACCTCTGCGGCGAGATCGCCGGGAGCCCAGATCATAGGCGCAGCTTCGAGCGACTTACCAGCGACGCGCTCCGCTACCTCGAAAGTATTACGCCGGGCTTGGCTGTACACTTCGTCGGAGAGGAACCAGAACGCGCGGCGCATCTCGTCAGCGTCGAGGATATGCTGCGGCGTCATTTTCTTCGAGTCGTCCCAAGCCAGAAAGCGGTCCCGGTCGCCCGGCGCGGGATAGTCGTTGTCACTCGTCAGCACCATCGGCTTCCCAGTTTCCTCCGCCAGCTTAACGCGCCGGAGACACTCGCCGATCGAACGCGGGTTGAGGTCGATATAGTCGAATGCGTCCGGGTCCGTGAGCGCAGCTCCGGCGAATCGGATCACGCCTGTCGCTTCGGCCATCTCTCGTGGCGTAGAAGGGTTGCTTGACGAAAGCCGATAGAAGGCACGAAGGTTCTCCGCCAGCACCCAGCAAGTAGGTTTCCGGCCGTCTTCCGTGGGGATAACGAACTCAGCGCCGAAGGCTGCTGGAATATCCCGCTTTTTCAGCGCGCCTTCCCAAGCAGCGTGTCCCCACGTCCCAACGCGGTCAACGATCCCGGCGGCCGGGCACCCGATCTCCTCCAGCCGCGCCGCGACCTTATCGACAGGACCGAAGGCGGAGCGGAATGAATACTCAGTTCTGACTTTCAATTGCGGTATAGATTTCATGTAGCAGTCCTGTTTTGATGCAAACCTCGACAAGCGCGTGTACGTCGTCCAGAGCCCTGTGAGACTGGGCCAACTTCTCCCCTGTGACCTCCTCGTACATCTCTGTCAACTTGGGCCTTCTGCCCCATCTCTCAGCATTCTCCTGGACTGTGCACAATTTGATGTACGGGAACGGGAACGACTCGTTGCCCAGCCGCTTCTCCTCTAGATCCAGAATTGTCGAATCAAATGGAAGGTTGTGGGCGATTACCGCCTCAGCCATTCCGAAGAAAGTCCGAATTTCTGCAGCTTGCTGTTCATACGTAGGTTGGTCCGCGAGATCCTCGCCAGTGAGCCCTGTGATCTTTGTAATGATCGGCTCCAGCTTTACGCCGGGGTTGAAAAGGCACTCGAACTCCTTGTACACCTTCCCTGTGTAATCGACGAGCGCCGCGCCAAATTCGATAATGCGCGGCTGAACCTCGTCCTTTGCGTTCGGGTGCTTTGGTATCCCGGTCGTCTCAGTATCGAAGACGGCAAAGAGGTTCATTGCTCACCGTCCTTTACGAGCTGCGCCATCAGGCACAAGTTGCGCTCGACGACTCCGGCGATCATGCTAAACGTCACCGACATTTTCCACTCGCCATGCTTGTCGTAATACGGGTTGCCCAGTAGCGTCTTCAGCGTATCCTCGCACCAGAAGCTCTTGTGGTCGAGGTCGTGGAACGCCATCGAGCCAAGCCTGTGCGGCACGACGATCGTGAGAACGCCGCCAGGAACCAGAACGCGCTCGCACTCCCGGAGAAGCTCGATTGCGCGACGGCCGGTGAAGTGCTCGAAAAAGTGGAAGGCGTAGATGGCCGCAACGCTCTCGTCCTTCCTCGGAATATCGCACAGCTCCGCGTCCCAACCGGGAAGGTCGAGCGGCGTTGCCCAGTCGATCCCTTCGTTGCCCGCACCAAGGTCCAGAACCTCTCCCGGTCCCGGCTCGCGGATCTCGCTCAGGTCGCGTTTCATCCCCATCTTGAACAGTTCTTGGATTGTCATTCTTGGATTCCTTCTTTGGTAATCGCTCGAAGCATCGAGCCGTATACAGAGAGATCGAAGGCGCTGTCAGCGTGGCCGCCGTCCTCCAGCGTCATCGCGTAGCGCGTAACCTTCCCGACGATCTGCGTCAGCACTCCGAAGCGTTGGAAGTCTTCTGCGCCTTCAAGCGTTACACCTTCAGGGAACAGCGCGGCCATAACGTCTCCGGCCACAAGGTACGCATCCTTGTACTTTCCGTCAGCGCGCTGGAATACCTTTTCACCTTCCCGAAGCCAGCGCGCCGGGTCTGTGTCGAGCGGCTCGACGTCCGGGAACTGGTTACACGTAAAGCTGGGGTCGAACGGCGGCGCAAGATCGACCGACAATTTGCGGAGGCGCGCGACCGCGACCCCATAACCAGCGTATGCGCGCAAAATGTCGTCCCGGTCATCATAAGCAAGTTGTATCTGACTCGGTCGAACTCCGCGAGAGCTGAGCGCGTGCACCTTTAAGTCCGGCGCGCTACGCTGGTCGCCTTTATCTCGCATGAAAAGCGTTGGGGTGTCGATCCCCAGCCGCTGCGAGATCCACAGCACAGTCTTCTCGCGGAAGCGGAAAGGGCGGCCGGTTATAAAGATGACCACAAGGCTCTTTTTCTCCGCCTCCCTGATCGCCGCGAGCCCGGCCGGCACTACCTTGTCCTCGTCGCACTTATCGTGGTACGCGGTGTAAAACTCGTCATCAGCGCCCAAGCGAGGGAGGAGGTGGCGCCGGTGCCGATCGTCCGACACGCAGCCGTCGAGGTCGAAAATAGCAAATTCCATGATCACTTCCTCAGCAGGTCGATTGCTTTGGCGATGTCCCAGCCGATACCTCTGCCGGGTTCGATTCCTTCCTCATCTGCGACGGCTTCGAGAATGTCGATTGCCTTTTGGTGAGGCGACTCAAAGAAGGTCGCGGCCCACGGCCACGCGCGCAGAACAGCGCTCTTCATCTCGTCCGCAATGTCGCTGTACTCGCCTTGTACGCGGAGAGACGACCGGGTGCGCATTAGCTCGACGAACGACCGCAGATTGTACTTCGCTACCAGATTCGACTCCGCCGCCATAGGCAGCACCCCGCGAGCGTCCTGGAGCGGGCAGCCACGGCTGACCAGATTCGAGTATGCCTCATAGGCGTCTTGCGTCACGGCCTCGAAGGTGAAGAAGAATCCGGCGTCACCGTCGCGCTCGAACGGGTTGACCACGCCGAAGTCCTTGACGTTCGTTACCCGCTGAGACTGCATTGCGAAAGAGGCGTTGCGAGTCCGGGTCATCTGCTGGGCGGCCGCGCGGCTTACGCCGGAGACGAGGAACGTCACATCAACAAACTCCCAACTGCTGGGAATCGTCTTGCTCATGTAATCGAGTTCTTCCTGCTTCTCGACCTCCGACATTTTTTGGATACGCTCCAACAGACCCGGCGAAAGGTCGAGGCGGGTGGACTTCGTGAACATTAGCATGTTCGCCGCGTGCCACTTCTCGTCGGGACGGCCTTTGCCAGTGTAGTCAATCAATTGTACTTCTGCCATTTTAGTTCTCCAGTTCTCTCGTTTATGACGCGATGATGCGCCGGTCGTAATGCGTCGAGTTCATCAGCTTCTTAACAACAACGGCGTCGTTCAGTATATCGTCGAGGAGCAAATTGCGCCAAGTCGCAAAACGGCCGATTGAAAAGATGTCGTGCTCAACGCTTAAATGCGCGATAAGGCTCTTGCGGATCGCGTCCGGTATCGGAGCGATCTTGCCATACCTCTGGCTTGTCTCGCCGATCTCTTGAGGCTCGCGGTCAAACCCGATCCCGAAGGCGCGCATGACCTGTTTGTACCACTGCCCTTCCGGGGCTCCGGCGAACTCGCAGATGAGCAGGTTGCCCGTGATGGACGCGCGGTAAAGCGTCGTATCATGGTTGGGAAAATAGACTGTCTGGAAGGCGTCGCAACGCGGGACGCGGAAGCGCGCAACCGTGATCGGCGAACGCTCGAAGGCAACGCCGGGATCAATCCCAAGCTGGCTGCAAACGACGTCGAGCGGCGCTGTGCTGATCGTGGGGTCGAGGTTCGTGCGGTCAGCGAAGTCCACCGAAGTGTTCCAGCTGATTCGCGAGCCTGCGGATTCGACAAGCATCGCATAGAAGTCCTCCGGCGCAACGTAGCGCGTAACAGGTTCAAGATCCCAAATGCTTCGCTCGCCTTCGATCCGGTCAAGGCATTTTCGGGTGTACAGGTTCGCGAGCCTGATGGTTGGGGGCACCTCCTTCTCGCCGTCGAAGATCGCCTTGCGGACGCGGACAGGGCGGAAGTCGATGCCGGTGAGCTTGCTTATCTCGTCGGAGCGGAAGCGGAGAAGCGCCTTGTGGCTCTCGATCGGCTCCGGGGCGGCCTCGACGATTCGGTGGCGCGGGAACATGTGCGAGACGATAAGACCCGCCAGCCCGGCACCGACAATCATTTCATCACCTCAAGCCACCCGGTCTTAATTAGCGCGACGACCTTGGGCCGGATCTCGAAACCAAAATGCTCGTCGATCGCGTCCAGCGTCGCGGCTCCTCCGACGTCGATCAGGTGGTTGACGATCGCGCGCCGATCGGAACCGGGCTGGAGTCGGGACTTGCTCCGCGCGGCTCGAACAGCCACCTTCATATCGCCTGTGTAAACTGCCTGTCTGCCCATTGTGTACTCCTGATAAGAAAAGGCGGCCGCAGCCGCCGGTTAATTTATGCCGCCTCAGCGACTCGTTCAGCGAGCGCCCAGAGGTTGCGGTTGAAATCTATGTCCGCGCCGATCGCGGTCAAAGCGCGGGAAGTCGTCGCGCGGCCGGAAGCGGTCTTGCCGTGAATACCGCCCTTGGTGGCGTTCTCCTGGACCCGGTTGTACACCTGCCAGAGCGTGCTGCCCTCGTCTTCGGTGCGCCGCGCTTCGAGGATGTCGGAAAGCTCGAAGGCAGATTTCATCTGCGAGCCAAAGCGGATCTCCGCAGCTTCGCGAGCGAAGGCCACCATGTCCATTTCGCTCAGGTTAATCTGCGACCAACGACGCATCCGGGAGTTAAGGTCACCGACCTGAGTGCCGAATCCATCAATGTATTGCTCGATGTTCCCGGCGATCCGCTCTGCGTGGCCGATCTCCAAGGTGAACTTATCGTCACCGACGACGAGCCCGTTGCAGCAGATGAAGCGATAGAACCCGGCGAATAGCCTCAGCTTGGTCCGGCCGTTATGGGAGTTGACGAGAAGTATCTGCGGCGCAACCTCGCCTTCGGCAATGTCGTACTCCTCCGGGCGCAGGATGATCGAGTGGCGCACGGTCATCGGATCGCGCTGGCGCGGCTTATCCTGTACGGCTTGAACCGGGAAGAATCCGTTGCTCTTCAGCTTCTCCAGAATCGAAGCGGTGTTGACGAAGTTGTAATGCTCGCTCATCTTCACCGACTCGTCGGTGGCGAAAGCGGCTGGGGCTGTGCGGCGGATCTCGTCGTGGGTAAGGATAGTGGTCATAACAGCTCTCCAAAGTTCTCGTTGGTTGAGGCGTTAATATCGCCTTTTAAAAATCAAAAATCAACTGGTTTGCGAAAAAGATTGGTGGCCGTCCTTGGCCGGGAGGCTTTACGCCTCGATGATTTCCCAGTCATATCCGAAGGCGTTGAGCTGGCCAGCGGCCTTCAGCTCCATACGGAATTTGATGTGCTTGCTAATCGGCAGTTTCAGCGCGGCGAAGGCGGCGCGGACGCTGCGGAACTCTTGACCGGCGACCCGGACGGCGTGGCGCTGGGCGCGCTTCGCGGCTGTCTCGGAATCGGTCCAGCTGGCGGCGATCGCGGCGGAGCGGCTCTTGCTAACCTTCAGAGTAAGAGCCGGGCCAAACTGGCCGCCGCAGCCCAAGCACTGGAACTGGTTGGTGGTCTCTGCGCGGTGCTCCTCGATCAACTTGGCGTTGCTCTCGCCGATCGCCTTGAAGCCGCCGGACTTCAGCTCATCCATGTGCTCTCTGTTATCCAGAACGCCGTTGCTCAGGTGAACGCCGCAGTGCGGGCAGTCTTCGTAGGCTTCGATGTCGGCGCTTTCTTTCTTCTCGACGGGCTCGACGGGCTCGACAGTCGGGGCAGCGAAGATTTCGTCATAACGGGCCTTCAACTTCTCGCAGCGACGGATGCCGGCTTTGCGATCTGAGAAGCGGATAACGAGCGCGTCATCCATAGCCTTGGCCATAACGTTGTAAGCTGCGACGAGTTCTTTAGCGGTCATTTCGTTAAAGTTGGTCATTTCAGTTCTCCGGGTCTTTGTGTTTCGTTTAATGTAGGTCTAGTATCGGTCTTTTCTAATCAAAAGTAAAGCACTTTGACGAAAATAATTGAAATTATTTTTTCGGGTTCGAGGAGTACATACCTTTCACGTTGATCCAAGTTGTGCGGCCTTTCCCGTCCCACTTGCCCGCGACCTTTCGGCCGCAGATAGACTTCGGGCCAGTCAGTACGAACTCGCGACCTTGCATGGTGAAAAGTGATTTCATGATTCGCTCCTTACGCTTCAATGTAGGTCTAGTATCGGTCTTTTCTAATCAAAAGTAAAACACTTTGACGAAAATAATTGGAATTTATTTTCCCAGCTTCTCGTCTTCGATCCGCTCCGCGTCGTCGATGTTCAGCCCGGTCTGGTCGAGGACCAAGCCGCGCAGGTAGCCTTCTTGCATTACGGTCGAGAAGTTCAGGGCGCGCTCGCGGCTCCCGTCTTCGTTATAAAGGGCGAACTCCCAGAACGGAACCGGGCGCACCGGGCGGGTGTTGTAGACGACGCGACGAGTCATATGAGTAGCCATTTTCAAATCCTCTTTCTATAGTAGGTTGCGATGGGGTGAATGATCGCCTTTATCTGCACAAAAATCAAATCTTTTGCGAAAAATAGTTTACACCCCGCTTTCCTTTTTCGCTATATTCCGCGATAGTTCGCTTGCAAGACCAAACCCAGAAAGGAAGAAAAAAGATGAGGCCAAAAGTATTCCTCCCCAGTGTGCCCACGAGGTACGACCCAATCAGCAGTAAGCGCATCCCGTCTATCGACCTTAAACCGGCGATGAGGTACGGCGAGCTTGTGCCGCTCGTTTCTCTTCAGGTCGGATTCCGGGAAGACGAAATTCACGAAGCAATCGAGACGCTACAGGAAGGGCTCCAAAACTACACCTCAGAAGACTACATTCTGTGCGTGGGCGACCCGATCCTGATGGCGGCCGCGATTACCTACGCCACCGACCTCTCGCAAGCTGTGAAGGTTCTCCGGTGGGATAAGGTAAAGCGGGAATACGATTGTGCGGAGATTACATTATGAGTGAAATCGACAACGAAACGTTAGAAACCATCCGAAAAACGGCTTTGGAAGCATTAGGCTCAAAAGACCATTCGAGAGCGCTTATTGCGATACACGACTACTGTGCAAGTCTGATCGACAAAGACCTCCCTGCCGGTCCTATTACCAAAGAAGGGTGGGTGAATATCTACCCGACCTCAATTAACAGGTTCGCTGCACGGACCGGCGATATGGTTTACCCCGATGAAGCTGCGGCCAGAAAAGGTGCGTGCGTCGGCAGATCAGTGGCTACTGTCAAAATAACGTGGGAGGAATGACCTATGAGTGAGAACGATCTGGATTTTATATTCGACGATCTCGACGACGACACGAAAGCCGAAGCAGGCGAAGACGCGCTGGCGCGGGTCCGAAAGCTGGCGGAGCTTCTCGTGCGGCAGGAAGACGAGGTGAAGAACCAAGCCGAAATGCTGTCGCATGCGAAATCGTGCTACAACCAGACCCGGCTTCAGGATCTCCCGGACCTGCTAAAAGAGGTTGGGCTGCCGGGCTTAAAGCTCGAAGACGGCACGCAGATCGACCTTAAACAAGAGATCGACGCCTCAATCACGAAAGAGAAGCGAGCAGCGGCTCACGCGTGGTTAGAGGCAAATGGATTCGGCGGACTTATCAAAACCAAGGTTCTGGTAGAGTTCCCGAAGGACAAGCGAGAGGACGCAATACACTGCGTTCACGACTTGTCGGAGGAGTATGACGCCGTCAGCCTGGACGACTCTGTCCACCCTGGCACGTTCAAATCCTTCGTAAAAGAGCAGATGGAAAAAGGGACGGCGCTGCCGCAAGATCTTTTCTCCATCCACCCCTATGATGTCGCAACCGTAAAGAGAGTGAAAAAATGACAGCCAAGAAAGACGTAACCAAGAAAGAAGAACAAAACACCGAAGTCGCAACTATGGACTTTATGTACGAGGATTCCGGCGCGGGCATGGAGACAGCAGACAAAGACTCGTTTGCCATTCCGTTCCTCTCGGTGCTCCAGAAGATCTCGCCGCAGGTAGACGAGGCTGAAGCAGAATACGTCGAAGGCGCGAAAGCCGGGATGCTGCTTAACACAGTAACCCGGAAGCTGTACAACGGCAAAACCGGCGTCATCTTCCTGCCTTGCGCCTACCAGCGCCGCTTCATTCGTTGGGGGCCGCGCGGAACCGCAGACGGCGGATTCAAAGGCGAGGTAATGCCGGAGGAAGCAGCCCGGATGAAGGACGCAGGCGAAGTCATCGACCGGGAAGGCAGGTTGTACTTTCCGCTCCCGGACGGAACGATTGATGATAAGAAGTGCGACCACCTCGCGGATACCCGCAATCACTTCGGCATTCTCGTCGAGGAAGAAACCGGCGAATCGCAGCAGGTTCTGCTGTCTCTCGGATCGACCCAGATCAAGAAGTCGAAGATGCTGATGAGCCTTCTTAACTCCGCAAAGGTCAAGGGACCGAAGGGGCTGATGACCCCTCCAACCTGGGCCAACCAGATCTTGCTTACGACTGCTCAGGAGTCGAACGACAAAGGAACGTGGCACGGCCTCAAGGTCCAGCCCACTGAGCCGAAGTTCGTTCAGAGCAAGGATCTTTACGACATCGGCAAAGCGTTCCACGCAACGATCGCGGCCGGGGAAGCGAAGGTCAACTATGAAGCTGCGCCCGGCGCGGAGAAGTCCGAGGAGGATGGGGGCAAGTTCTAAACCCAACCCCAACTGTGAAGGGCGGCTCCGGCCGTCCTTTTTCTCGGAGGCAGTATGTTCAACGATTTCTTTGAGTTAATGCGCGACGTTCTCCCGGAGGACGGGCGTGTGGTGGCCTGCCAGTTCAGAGGCGATCCAAACAGCGATATTTACGGGAAGTGGAAAGCGATCGTGCTCAATAGCACCTCGCAGATCGACGACCTGAGCAATGTGTATCTGTGCGTCTCCGCGATGAAGCGGAATGCGCGCGGCGAGTTCCGGCGGCGCAAGGAGAACTTCGCTGGCGGAATCCTCCTCATGATAGACGACGTTGGGACCGGACCCGGCGCCAAGTTCCCTCTCTCCACGCTCGACGCACTAGCGCCCACCGCGCTTATCGAGACGAGCCCGGACAACTACCAAGCCATGTATTTCTTCGACCGTCTGGTTGAGGACATGGAAACCTTCGACGCTCTGATCAGAGCCTTTATCCAGCGCAAGTTCCTTGGAACCGATACCGGCCAAGCCGGAGTGAATCGCGTCTTCCGTCCGCCAGCCGGGATCAACGGCAAGCCGAAGTATTACGACGAGAACGGTGCACCGTGGGCGGTAAAGCTCCATAACTTCCACCCTGAGCGTAGGTACTCGGTTCAGGAGATCGCCACTGCATTCGGCCTCTCGCTTGTTAGACGGCGAGCGATTCCAAAGGATGCGGGCCGCCAAGCCGCGAGCCGGGCAGATCGCATCCGCCACTTTGTCCAAACGCGGGCAACGCTCCGGGCGGCCGGGTGGATTAAGCGAGAGGAACCGGACTATAGTGGCTGGATCCATGTTCGATGCCCGTGGACTCACCAGCACACCGGCGGCGTCGATAACGGCGCGGCGATCCGGCTGCCCGAAGTCGAAAACGATTGGTATGGTGCTTTCCGGTGCCATCACGGCCACTGCGGTGGGAAAGGCTGGCGGGATCTTACAGATTGGCTCAACTCGGATCTGGAGGAGGCGCTGGAGGCAACGAACGAAGACGCGGACGACTTCCGCAACTACAATTTCAAGACCCAGAACGAGGAAGAAACATGAGAGAGTTAAAGTGGTTGAATTACCTGTTGAAGCACGGCGAGCGAATCAAGCCAGCCAGCGCACCCTGGCCCATCCCGAAGGCGGGCGACCATATCCGGGCGCTTGTGCGTTTCGACCTTGATCCGGGCAAAACGCTCGAAAATTCTTGGGACGGGCTCCGCCAGCAATACGTTGATTGCGTCGTGCGGCTCGTCGAGCGCGGCGCTGCTGGCGGGTGCTGGTTCGTCTACTATGACCCCATCGAGAAGATCGACGCGCTGGTAACGATCTCGACGCAACCGACAGCACCGGACGTTCCCCAATCTTGGGGCGGCGTCGACCTCGTGAACTTCGACGATTGGCCAAGCGAATACATCCCGCTGGCGGAGATCGAGCGGTTGCCCTTTCTGAAAGCCGTCGAGGATATGAAGGCGCATCTGGACCGGAGAATGCTATGACACGGATCAACGTGCTGGACCCAGCAGACCTCTCTGCGCCGCACTTGCTGGCGGAGTATCGGGAGATCCTGCGAGTGTTCGGGCTCGCCTCCGCAGCTGACAAACGGTCGTTCTGGACCCAGCCGCCCAGTTATCGCATGGGGGCTGGGCATGTCAAATTCTTCTTCGACAAACTGGGTTGGATCGAGAAGCGCCACAAGGCTTTGGTCGAGGAGCTGCGAGTGCGTGGATATTCGCCGATGATCGAAGACCCTGCTGGCGCTTGGCGTTTGGTGATC